GGCTTTGGCCGCTGAGAACTAAAACAAAACAAACCGCGTTTAATAAACGCCGTACCGAGAAAGGCAAGTAATGCAATTAACACTTAAAGCCGTATTTAACGACGGCACAGAATACGAAGTACAAACCAATTTAATGACTTTGGTTTCGTGGGAAAGAAAATATAAACGCAAGGCGTCAGATATGGCGGCAGGCATAGGCGTAGAAGATTTAGCGTATATGTGCTACGAAGCCAGCCGGTTAAACAAAATTACAGTGCCAGCAAACCTAGATTTATTTATCGGAAGCTTAAAAAACATTGAAGTAATAGAACAGCACGACCCAAAAGCAGACCCGGAAGCTTAAGGTATGTAATGGCCGAAATATTGGTAGCTACTGGTTTTTGGCCTAATGACGTACCCTACGAACTAGGCGACGTATACGCAGTAATAGAAATTTTAAACAAAAGAAATAAAACGTATGTCTAGTCCGTTAACGCTTCAAATTTCTGACGTACAAAAAACGCTTGCCGAACTAAACAAGTTTGACAAGGTTTATAGGCGTGAAATAACTAAACGCATTAAAGGCGCTGGTACAGAAATTATTACTACAGCACGGCAACTTGTAGGCGACGTACCGCCGTTGTCTGGTATGGCGCGCGGCAAACTTATTAAAGGCCGCGAAGTGTACTGGGATAACAAAAGCGTAAAAGCTGGTTTTAAAATTAAGGTAGGTAGGCGCGGTAGTCGCGGCGGCACAGTTCAATTTAAAGATAAGTTTGACGCCGAAACTAATCCACGCGAAAGCCATAGCGTTACGTTTGGCGCTAGGCCTTATGAACTTATGGTGGCCCAGCAAACAGACGCAGCAGGCGCTATCTATGACCACGCCGGCATTAAAACTAAAGGGCAGTTTGTAACTAACTTAAATGTAGAAGTAGGTAGCCAGCCGCGCGCGATAGACCCGGCAGTAGAAAAAAACCGTAAAAGCGTAGAATTTGCTGTAGTTGAAATCATTAGTGAAGTAACAAAAGTATTAAACAAAAATTTAAAGGCCCGTTATGGCAATTAACATACCGATAGTAAGCACGTTTGACCCTAAGGGTTTAAACGCTGCAGAAAAAGCGTTAGGCGGTTTAAGCGGTTCAGCTGGCAAAGTAGGCAGTATTTTAAAGGCTTCTGTAGTGCCGGGCCTTATTGCTGTTACTGGTTCAGTTTTAGCGTTTACTAAAGGCCTTTACCCAGCTATTCAAGCGGCCAGCGATTTAGGCGAAAATACAAGCAAAATTAAAGTAATTTTTGGCGACGCTGGTAAAGCCGTAACAGATTTTGCTAAAACTGCTGCTCGTGAAATTGGTCAATCACAAAACCAAGTTTTAGCGGCTGCCGGTACGTTTGGCACATTTGGTAAAGCAGCTGGTCTAGCTGGTATTGAACTATCAAATTTTACAACTGATTTTATTACGTTGTCAGCAGATTTAGCTTCATTTAATAACACAACCCCAGACGAAGCTATTAACGCTATTGGTTCAGCGCTTCGCGGCGAAGCCGAACCGTTACGCAAATTTGGCGTATTGCTTAACGACGCAACACTAAAAAGCGCTGCTATGGAATTGGGCATATATAGCGGTAGCGGTGCGTTAACTGCGCAACAAAAAATCTTGGCTGCACAAAAAGTTATTTACGAACAAACAAGCGACGCGCAAGGCGACTTTGTTAGAACGTCAGACGGTTTAGCTAACCAGCAAAGAATTTTAAGCGCACAAATTGAAAACGTCAAAACAAAAATAGGCGAAGCGTTACTACCAGCATTTTCAAAATTTGTTAAATTTCTTAACGATTTTGCAGTGCCTGCGCTAGATAAATTTGTAAGTTCTCTATCAAGCGGTAAAGGTCTTACGCCAAGTATTGCTTTAGCTATTGCTGAAATGGGCAAATTTGGCCCTTCTGTAGTTGAAGCTAGTCGTACTGCCGTTAACGCATTGTTAGAAGTTGTACGGACTGCAGCTATTACTTACGAAAGTTTTAAAGCTTTAAGAACTGCCGTTAGATTTTTTAAAGGCGATTATGTTGGCGCATTACAAAATTTTGCGGGCGTAATTGGTGCTGCCGGCGTTGCACAAGCTACTCGCCGTTTAGAACAAGACGCTAATAATTATTTTGATGCTTTACTTATAAACGTTAATAACATTACAACGGCAACAAAATTACAAAATGGCGCTTTACTTCAAACAGCAGACTCGTATGAACGTTTTGCGTTGAAAGCTGAAGCGGCTGGTAAAGCTGCTGCTGGCGCTGGTGGTAGTGGTTCTGGGGGCGTAGCTGGCGCAGCTAAAAAAGTTAGCGAAGCCGTTAAAGAAGCTTCAGAAGTTTTAAATAAACAAATGGCAGAAGCATTAGACGGGGCTAAAGACCGCCTTGAAAAAGCGCAAGACGCGTTTAACGATTTTTATACTTCGGTTAGCGACGTTATTAAAGGTGCTTTAGATTTTGGTGCAGCGTTTGAAGAAGGCGGCGAAGACGCAGGTTTAACGTTTTTTAGTGCGCTACAAAAACAGGCTGATAAAGCTAAAGAATTTGCAGATTTAGTAGAACAGCTATTAGCTAGTGGTTTATCCCAGGAAGCGTTACAGCAAGTTATAGACGCTGGCATAGATAGCGGCGCAGCTATCGCTAAAGAACTTTTACAGTCCAGCGAAAACGTTTTGCGGGCTAACAAACTTGTAGCCGAAACTAACGCAATAGCTGAAAGTATCGCTAATTTGTCGGCAAGCAAATTTTATGCGGCAGGCGTTTCTAACGCGCAACAATATTTAGCAGGCGTTGAGGCGGCTATGGCTATAGCGCAAGCCAAGCTAGGTAAAAAGGGTATAAATTTGGCTGACGTTAAAGGTATTGGCGCAGGTTTTGGCGATTCAATTAGCAGCACGCCGGGCCTTACAGGTCCGAGTATGCCTACGTTTGGGCCGATAGGTGCGCCTACAGATAAAGGCAGGCCGTTAGGTAACGTAACTATTAACGTTACGGGCGGTCTGGCTACGACTGCAGAAACAGCGGTAGCGGTCAATAATGCAATGCTTGCTTATAACCGTTTGGCTGGGCCTTCGCAATTAGCGGTTGCATAATGGCTGGGGTAGCTGTTGTAGGTTCAGGTAATTACGAACTGTTTATTGATACAGGTTTTATCCAAGACGGGTTCATTTTAGACGCAGACCCGCAAGGCAAATTAGATAATACGCAATATGTTTTAGACGGCACTACTAATTTTGCAGGCGTTTTAGAAGGTTGCGTAGGCGTAAACGTTAGGCGCGGCAGACGCGACCAAGGCGACCAGTTTGGTACTGGCACTATGACTTTTACGCTTAGCGATACGTCAGGTATTTTTAACCCGTTTGATGAACTTAGTCCGTATTTTGACGCAGCTACAGCGCAGCCGGGTTTAGCGCCTATGCGTAAAGTTGAGCTAGTCCGATACGACGATTTGAATAATGCCGAATATCTTTTTAAAGGCTACATAGTTAACTATGACTACAATTTTGCTTTAGGTGGCATAGATACGGTAACGGTTTTTTGTGCAGACGATTTTTATTTATTAAGCCAAACCGTATTAGATGAATTCAACGTAAGCGAAGAACTAACTAGCGCCCGGCTTACAGCTGTTTTAGATTTACCAGAAGTTAACTTCCCGATAGCCCAGCGCGCTATTACTACAGGTACGCAAACCTTAGGCGGCGCTGCAGCGTTTACGGTTAGCCAAGGCACAAACGTTTTAAATTATTGCACAAATATAAACGAAGCTGAGCAAGGCCGCTTATTTATGTCGCGCGACGGGTTACTAACGTTTCAACCGCGTGTAGGTAATACGCTTAGCGGTTCGGTAGCAGACTTTCACGACGACGGCACAGCAATAGTGTTTAATCAGTTGGGCATTAGTTTTGAAGCTGACCAAGTAGTAAACCGTGCAGTAGTCCAAATTTTAGGTAGCAATAACCCGCAAACAGCAGACGACGCAGCCAGCCAAGCCAAATACTTTATACAAACCCAAAGCATTACAAACAGTCTTTTACATAACGACACTGCAGCCGCAACCCTTGCCAGCTACCTACTTGAAGGCGAACCAGAACCGCGCTATACGTCTGTAGGTACGGCTTTAAATATGTTGACTACAGCGCAGCGCGACACAGTAGCCATAATAGATATAGGCGACACAATAACTATAGAAAAAACGTTTGTTAGCGGCGCTGGCACTACAGAATTAGCCCAAGAATTAAGTATTGAAGGCGTAGAACACACGTTAAATATTGGCGACGGCCATAAAATATTGCTGTTCACTAGCCCTACAACTATCGTTTATGAACTTATTTTAGATGACGCTATTTACGGCATACTAGACGCTGACAACGTCTTAGGGTAAAGTAAGGTTACTATGCCATTAACTACTTATACCGCAGGCCAAGTTTTAACCGCTGCGTCGCTTAACGCCAATTTTTCTTTTGTTGCAAATAATCAGGTTGCAGTTTTTAACGAAACACAATCAAGCGGCACACAAGGCGGCGCAAGCGTAACGGGTTCATTTCTTAAAAGAGTTTTAAATACAACAGTTACAAACGGCATTACTGGTTGCACTTTAACTTCTAGTGTAATTTCGTTGCCTGCGGGTTCATACGTTTTTTATGGTGTCGCACCGTTTATCGGAACAAATGACGTCCAATTGCGTTTACAAAACACTACCGCTTCAACAACTATTGGTATCGGCTCAAATGCAGTTGCAGCAAGCGCAACAAATGTTACAAGTTCTATAACTATTTTAAGTTTTGTAACACTAACCACCACATCAAATATAGAACTTCAATATCAATGCACTAATGCAAAAGCAACAAACGGTTTAGGAAACGCTACTGGTTTCGGTAATGAAGTTTATAGTCAAATACAAATAACAAAGGTTGCGTAATGGCTACACCAACTACCGCCGAAATAAACACACAAATCGGTAACGCCACACGCGAACTAGCACCCGGCACTACTTGGAAATACAATTCACCCGGCGACGGCTATTATTGTCTTGAATGGATGGATAACCCAGCGTTACAACCTACAGAAGCAGCGACAATGGCAAAAGCAACCGAACTCGCTGCCGAACTTATTGGCTAACAATGTGCGTTACGGGCTATTTGCTTTAATACTTATGTTGACCGCTTGCGAAACAACACGCGACAACACAATCACAGTTAAATCCAAAGTAAAAAATTCTGCACTAAACACTTGTTATGTCCCAGACCGTTGCGGGATAACGCCGTGAAACGCTACCGATATAGCCCAGACGAACTACACGCGCGGCTTATTGTTACGGTAGGCGTAATGCTAGGTTTAGTTTTTAGCGTCATTGTCGTAGGTATGGTTTACGGCTTATTGTTTGTAAGCCAGCCGATAGAACAAAGCCCTAACGACGCGGCTTTCATAGATTTAATGTCAACTATCGTAGTTTTTTTAACCGGCACATTATCGGGCTTAGTTGCGTCTAACGGTATTAAAAGCAAACGTAACGAATATCTAGACGAAAATGACTAGACCGTACACAGCTGTTAAAGCGCCGGTAGCTAGTGGCCCGCTGGCAGGTAATGACGAATTTATACGGCAAGTAGTTAAACGGTCTATGGGTTCATTGTGGAATAATGGCAGTTGGGTAGTTCGCGATATTCGGACAAAGCCCGGCCAGCTATCTAATCACGCGCGCGGAAATTCCACTGATTTTAGTTATAGAAAGATGACTGATAAAGGTTTAGTAGACGGGCGCAAAATTGCTATGCCGTTTATATATAAGCTGCTAGAAAATGCTGACGTTTTACAAATAGAATTAGTGATTGACTACCACGAAAACAGAAGCTGGAAATGCGATAGAGGTACTTGGATTAAAGGCAAATGGTCCGGCGGCGACTGGTTTCATATTGAAATATCGCCGGCTATGGCTAATGACGCAAACCTTGTAAAACAAGCGTTTCAGCAAGTTTTTAAGGATATGCCACAAACCGTTTAGCGTTTAGGTTAAGGTTTGTTTAACCCCTTACCGAGAAAGTTAGGCCGTATATGACCCTTTTAAGCAAAGCTGTTATTTCAGCGTTAGTAGCAATTACTTCACTGTTTATATTAAAGCCGCCGCCCGCACCTACAGCCAGCGACTTACAAACGCCGTTTACAAGCGTTTACGAAGCCTACGAAGCACCTATAGACATACCAGCGCCTACGACGTCTACGACGCTTGCAGCGCCTGCCATTGACCTATGCGGGCAAGTATTTAATATGGCTAAATACATAGGTTGGCCAGACCACGAACTAAGCAAACTAATAGCAGTAGCCCAACGTGAAAGCCGCTGTACGGCAAACGCATTTAACCCAAACGACCCTAACGGCGGTTCAGCCGGCGTAATGCAAATAAACTATTTTTGGTGCAAACCGTCGCAATACTGGCCTTACGGTTATTTACAAGCGCACGGCCTACTTACAGACTGCAGCGAACTATTTAATTTAGAAACCAATTTGCGTAGCGCACTAGCTATTTACCGTTATAGCGAAGGTTGGCGCGCGTGGTCAATATAAAACACTTTATAATCGCGCTGCTACTTACTGCGTACACGGCTTTGATATGGTACGTTAAACCCACTAACAGAAAGAACCGAGACAATGAACGAAAACGTAAACGACGACCAGCAAAAACTATTTAACGCAGACAAAGCGCAACTAAAAGCGCTTATGCAAGTTATAAACCAAATTTCAAACCGTAACGTACCTTTACGCGACCCAAGCGCAGTAGTAACTAACAAAAATATTAGAAACCTACAGAACTGGGCTAGCGAATACGTTTTTGATGACGGCGATTTAGTGCAAGATTTAAAGTCTGCAATTATTGAATTACAATATTTGTTGGCTGTTGTAAAAGATTTGCGTGGTCAAGTGCAGCATTTAGAAAGCGAAAACGCACGTTTGGAAAGGCTGGCCGCTAATGGAATTTAACGAACTAGGCCAGCCGGTTATTCAATTAAGCCAAGCCGATTACGAAAACTGTTTAAAAGTTATTGAATTGCAGTTAGAAGCCGGCAAACAACTTAATTTTAAAAACAGTAAATACGATATGAACCCAGAACAAGCCTACGCAGTTAGTTTTTGTGGCGCTTTGGGTGAACAGGCTGTAGCTAATTATTTTGATTTTGATTACAGCTATTTAGGTTATGACCCTAAACGTAATGACGTTTTAGGTTATGAAGTGCGCACAACTTATTATGCAAATGGGCGTTTATTGACGCACCCAACAGAACAACGCGCGCACGACATAGGCGGCGATAAGCCGGGGCGCTACATTTTGGTAACTATTGAACAAAACATTTTACGGGCAACTATTCGCGGTTATTCAACGCTTGCACGTTGTAACGAACGCCAAGATAATTGGGATACTGCGTTGCGTTGGCCTTGTTTTGCTATGCCACAAAGCCAGCTATGGCCTATAGATATGTTGCCGGCTACTGACGAACTTTTAGCGTTTAGACAATTAAAGGCGGTTGCGTAATGGGCTTTAGTTTAGATAATTACGTTGACGTAGCTACACGTTTACAGTTAGCTCACGCAAAATATCCAGAAATACGGATACAAGAAACGCACCGTGAAGTTATAGAAATGCCAGACAAAACTTGTTTTATTCGTTGCACTGTTACGGTATGGCGCGACGCAAACGACCCGATACCGGCAGTAGCTACAGCTTGCGAAATCTATCCGGGCCGTACCCCGTACACAAAGACCAGCGAAAACGAAGTAGGTTTTACTTCTGCTTTAGGGCGTGCTTTGGGTTATATGGGTTTTGCTATAAACAAAAGTATTGCTAGCCGTGATGAGGTTGAAGCTGCGCAAAGCAGGCAACCTACAGCCCGTTTAGCGTCTGTAACGCCTATAAATGATGTTGAAGTACCTTTTCCAGAAGAAGGCCCTGCAAAAGTTTACCCGTCTAGTAAGCAGTTGGGTATGATGCGCGGTTTGGCTAATGGTAAAGGTATTAAAGGCGACGAGCTTAAAGCGTATTGCTGTAATGTTTTGGGCCGCACGATTAACAGCACGAACGATTTAACTAAACAGGACATATCTAAGGTAATAACTGCGTTACAAGTAACAGGCGAATTAGAAAACTAATTACGGGCACAGACCTAAGCCGGTAGCACGGCGGATGGATGACACGCAGCAATGCGGGTAGAAGGCGCTGTAGTGATACAGGGTCTGGCTAATGAATAAAGTTATGGGTGCTGCGTGAGGCTAAGCAGCGGGGGGCTTATCTGCATTATGAT